ATCAAGGTGTTTGCTCAGTTCAACGACTATGTCGCCAACCGAGACTTTGAGTTCAATGCCGTCCTCATTTACTATGACACGTACGATCCAAACAACCTAGACACAAACGGTGTTCCTGTAGATTTTAGGACAAACCTATATGGCGTTCTCTTCCTTGATAGGATCCAACAGAGCGGATTGGAATTCCAAATCCCAGTCATTACCAAATACAAGCCCGATCCTCTCAATAAGACAAATGGCAACGCATTTTCTTTCAAGGCAAATCTCAAGTTAGACACGTCGGTTGAGGATGCCCTGATTGAAAAGTCAATCAATGACTACTCGACTTTCTCACTAGAGCTATTTACTGACGTTCTGACCGAGTTTAAGTCTCTCCAATCTAGGTATGCAAATAAGCTGCTAGAACTTGAGCAACTGAGACAAGATGTTGATAGCCTAAAGGACCTGCTCCTAAACACTGAAGATCAAAAAGAGCTCAAGATTCGAGTCTCAAATCTTGAAACTTCTTTGGCTGCAAACTCAGCGATCTTTGACAATACTAATGACCTGATGAGACTCATCACTAGCCTCAATCAGAGAGTAGACTCAATCATCTCAGGAGACTCGAACGTTACCATTTCTTACGATACAGATGTGGTTCGACCTGGGGCTGGCGTCTCGATCGATCGACGTACTCCAAATAGGATCCGTGTGGTCAATGAGAACCAGGCATACAACATCTCAAACGGGTCCGTGACCAACGTCTTCTCAAATAATGTGATAGAGCTTGGTCTCTTTACTAATTACTTTGTCCATCAAAATGAAGGAGATGAGATCGTCTTGATTCGAGACCTTGAGATATTCATCAATGACTCGGTCAATCGATGGAGAAAGGGCCAAACCGTGCGACTCGTGTTTGAGGATGAATTGGTGCCAGATATCTATGACGTTAAGATCTACACCGACGCTTTGAACCGAACAAACTCTGGCGAATATGGTGTGTTGATCTCTGTCGTTAACGACCTTGATTTTACACCTTCATCAAATCGCCCGATCTTTGAGATCATCTGTGTCGATGATCTTACTCTTTCGTTCAGAGTTGACAAAATAAGATAACTAGCTAGATGGAAACCAAGCACACGCTGTCTGACGTACTCAAGCGTATAGTCGTTGATATCGACAACATGAACTCATTCCTCATGAGTTTAGAGAACGTCCTTGAGTCAAAATCAGAAAATGTCAGCGTGACTCAGACAAAGGATGACGGTTCGACATACACAATTAACGTTCCGTCCTTTGGCTATCTTAAGGGTAAGATCGACGACATCAACACTCGATTCGATACCCTGCTTTCTACTAATAGCGATGTGATCGGCATCAAGTCATCGACCGGTGACGTCAGAAAGTTTGAGCTCAAGAAGACGTCACAGCTACTAGAAGAGTTAGAGAGCATTCAAACGGCTAGTGTCGCAGTCCCTAACGAGTTTAGAGTAAAGAATAACTGGTTCTTTGAGTCATTTCTCAATCCTCTTCTCTATGTTAGTTTGGACATTGCTGGGATCCTTACTGATGATATCGATAGATTCGTGGTCAAACGCATCATCATCAACTCGGTCAACAACGATGATGCTGCCTCCTTCTTTGATGCCAGTTATAGGGGTAGAAATGATGTTTCGTTAGCCACGCTAAAAGCTGACCTTGATGCAAATGCCTTTGATTACTTTGAGGACGACAATGTTGTTGATCTTGAAACCGCGATCAATCGCTATAAAGGAACCTTTGACGTCTTGCGGATCCTAGAGGAAGAAGGCAACCAAACCCTGACCAGTGGAGACACGGTATCTGTGACTCGTCGCAGATATAAACTCAGCTCTCTCAATTATACAGACGTTCTTTCAAACGCCAAAAACAGTAGGATCCTGGCTGAGGGAGATGTTCTCATCACTAACAATGATTCAGAGTACGTAGTGAGGTCTGTCAATAAGACAGACACTGAGGTTGTGTTAGAAAGAATGTTCGGCCTTGAACCAATTGTTATTGGAGCTAGTACGTTAAGGATCAAGCCACAGCCGTATCGGATCCCAGAGCTACAGGTGAATGTTGGTTTTAATGAGAGAGAAGTAATCTTTATTCGACCCGTCAGTAAGGCTAAAAACCTGACAGTCGACGACTACTCAAATGGTGTCGCGGTCTTTACCAATGAGCTGACTATCGCTCTACCGGATGAGACTAATTCTACTCTTGAGAGTTACTACAATAACTTTGTTGCTGACTTTGGTCTCATTCTCCTCAACATGGCCAAGGAGAAGAAGCTGCCGTCTGTCATTGGAGTCCAACCTGCTTCTCCTGCGCTCGATGCAGCAAACTTCAGCGTTGTCCAGATAGACGCTCACATCCAAGACAGCCAAAACATCTCTACCCTCAACAACACGATCAAGGAGAAGGCCGAGGCTGAAAAAGAAATACAGGAACTAAACAAAAAGATCGACGGGATCAAAGCAACGATCACGACGGTCTCAAAGACTCCACAGGAGGCAAAGAGATTACAAAAGCAGCTGGCTGAGGTCCAAAAAGAGCGTGAGGACAAGACGACCACTCTCTCAACTCTTGTTACCAACCTCACTCTTCAGATCTCGACGACTCCTCAGTTTGTTACTCGTAAGAAGTACTCAGTTAGAGGGTTCTGGCAGATCCCAACCCCAATCTCCACGCCATACGGTCCACAGAATGTCGTCCAGTTCAAGTACAGGTACCGATACCTTGGCCAGACCGGAAATCGTCCAAACTCCCAACAACAAACATTCGTTGATACGGACGGTGCCCAAAAGTCGGCGACCTTTTCTCCATGGACAGAGGTCCTGACCAAGCCTCGATCGAAGAGACTCGATGAGACTACCGGTCTCTATGTGTGGACCGAAGAAAACGTGTCGGACATCGACTCTGTTAATTCAAACCAGCTAGACATCGCTATCCGAAAGGGAGAGATCGTTGAGATCCAAGTAAAGTCTCTCTCTGAGGCAGGCTGGCCAGAAAACCCAGTCGAGTCTGACTGGTCAAACTCTGCCCAAGTGGCCTTTCCAGAATCAATCTCATCAGAGGAAGAAGGCACTATCATTACCCAGCGAGCATTTGCAGACAAGACTCGACTTGATTTTGAGAGAAGCCTGATCTCTCGAGGTATCGATACTCACGTAGCAAATCAGTTTACTACTGGCGAGCGGTTCTTTGCTCACTTGGCCGGTGATATCGCGAGCGGGTTCTATACCAATGAGGGTAACGTGATCGACCTTTTTGAGAAGCTCAAGTCGATCCAGTCTACTCTAGACGCGGTCCAACAGTCCATCTCTCTTGATCGAGGAGTCATTCAAGTTAGCGTTATTGATTCTGATGGAAACGTTACCAATGTCTCTAACGGAGACACTGTTAGCCTCTTTGCCGGGTATTACAAGTCCCTGATCAAGGACACGACTGGCGGAACTACTATCTACAATGAGGGAAAAGTCATCACCAAGCAATACGTTGTGTCTATCGCAAACACATCCGCCACTCAGCTGGAGCTGATCAGCCTTCTGTTTGGTGGAGTGGATGAGCTAGTGCCGACCTCAAACCCAACTGGATTTCCGACCGATGATTATCACATCAATCGACGCTATGATGTTGTACCGATTGGGATCGGAACCAATCCGGTTCCACTTACCAACAAATTCAAGCAGGTGGCCAGCTTACAGTCGGGACAAGCAAAGAGCCAGTTCATCCATTCTAGGTTCAAGGACTATGGGCTAGCGAACGATCTTTACTATCCCAATCAGGTTGCCTTGAACTATGCTGAGAGTGGAGACTATGCGATCGGCGATGTTGACGCATATGACGGTCAGGTGGTCGGAAGCCAGCGGATCCCATACAATTGGGGTCACTATCTACCCTTTGACCCAACATACCCAGTCTCAGGCACCACACAAGACTCGAGAGTTTGGAACGGCCAGCTCAGTTCTGCTCTTGTTCCACAGCCCCAAGGCAACGGCTACTTAACTGAGTTCTGCATCAGTCGAGATCATCCAGCGCTTACCTCCTTGGGTTCAGGATATAACGTTTCAACCGGCCAGAATAAGTTTGATCTATTTAGACCTAAATTCTCAGAATCTGCCCCACCTACGATCGACACGACCGCTATCCAGGCAGCACTGCCCTTTGCGCATGCCCTCCACTTTGAGACGACTCTCCAAGAGGAAACCAACTGGAATGGAGCTAAGTATTACCAGCAAGCCAGCCGGGTGACTCCGCAATTGCCGACTCTCAATACGAATAGGGCCGACGCGGACTATCCGATCAAGTTAGGGTTCACGGCAAATGACGAGTATCTCATTGGTAAGTACACATGTGGAGCGTACCTCTATGCGTTTGCAAAGTCGTACAACTCAATCTCAGTTGAGGGCAACTTCCCAGCCAGGTCAATCAAGCCTGTAAAGAATGGTTCTGAGAACGCGATCAATATCCCAGTCCTCTTCCAATTCCGTTGTTCGGATCGCTTGGGATACATTGGAGGCTATCGTATCGGCTCAACGTTAACCAATGTGAAGTATCAAAAGAAGATCGGCTTCGACATCTTTGTCAAGGACGATTCTCCATTCTCATTTGATCTTGAGGTGAGCTCGCAGTATAACAAGGAAACTTCAATTGATGCGCCAATCGTGCAGTCAGTCGGCACAATCACCTCATTCTAAGAGTAAATGAGAGAGCTCACCTACACTAGGGTTCTGACCGCAGATTCCAGCTTCCAGTTAGTTAGGACGAACCCTAAGCTAACTGGGAACATCAAGATCACAATCAATGAGGCTGGAGAGTTGTGGCTCAACTCAATCAAGGCAAACGCTGAGCTATCTAAGGACGATTACTCTAGATTTCCGATCGATGAAACGCAATCACTAGCGTCGAACATTTACCGGTTCTTCAAGAGCGGCACCACCCCAAATGAGATCGTCTTTGGCATCTCAGAAAAGGTAGATCTTACCAAGACTTCCAAGGACTTTAAGGACCAGTACGACTTCTCAAATTACTTTAGTGGAGCCAAGTACTTTCCTTCTAACAAGTATTCCGAGAAATTCTCGTATTTTGCTCCTCTCTACCTAAAGAAGGAGCTGCCGAGATACTTTGTCATCTTCAAAATCAAGGACCCGCTCAACTCAACGATAGACGTTTCAAAGCAAAACTTTGAGAGCGGTCAGGCGACCTCTGATTATCTCATCGACCTTTTCAAGAAGGCGACAATCATCAAGACGTTCGATCTTGGTGAGGACTCAAAGCCAGGGAAATTCATTAGGGACTACTTGAGGTCTCCTAACTTTCCGGCCGGCCCACTCACAGCTTCTTTTGGAGAGGAGGACTACACGACTTGGAACGGGATCCTCATCGATTCTGGCATCATGGGAAACCGAGGAGAGCTGCTCTATGACCAATACCTAAGATCGACCCCTCTAAAATTCTTTGAGGAGAACATCACCAAAGGCTTTGAGAGGAACGGGGTCATCTTTCCGAACATCCTCAACCTGGAGTTCATCTTTGACGATCCCACCTCTAAGAAGTACGAGATCAATAGATACCTCGGTCTCTATCTCAACACAATTGAGCTCTCAAAGCTAGATATCGACCTGGCTCGAGGCTATTCTGAAAGAGGTACGTGGGAAAACACACCAAGGTTCCGACAACCATACTATGAGTACCAAGAGGCCAGACTGGAACAAGAAAACCCAAACGGCGTAATCATTCCATACTCTGGAATTGACCTGAACGTGTCAGAGTTCACCCCGATCTTCACCAATGCCGAGACGTTATACTTCAATTACCTGACCGACAAGTTTAATCGCCTACACCTCCCAAAGCCCACGGATCCATATGATGTGAGTCTTTCCCAGGAGGCAAGCGTCTCGCTAGCGGTGACTGCAACCACATTGAGTTCCAGTGAGATCACGGCGATCTCTGTGGTGGGCCATGGCTATGAAACAGACGACCTCATTTTCATTGAGACTGGTGATCCCGACTTTGACGGCAGCCATCTCATCACCAGGATCTCTGACACTCAGTTCGAGTACACAGTCGAGTTGACTGGTCTAAGCCCGACTGCCACCGGTACCGCCATGAAAGAGTCGGGGTCAGGTAAAATCCGTCTCAGCGACGAATCGATCGACCTCGGTCACTTCTTTGGGCCGAGAGTCGACACTTTCTTACAAGACACAGGATTCGTCAGCTATGCGCCAGGTCGATCCTATTCGGTCATAACAGTCGGAGCCAATCCCAACCACGCCGATGAGATCCGGGTCTACCATCCAAACGGGACCCGGATCGATTCAAACGGAAGGCACGACCTGATCACCGCGACCGAGGACTATTCTCTCATTCCTGACGGAGGAGATTATTACTTCTTCAATGACTACGATGGAGTCACCGGATATGACGTATTCTATTTTAGTTCTATTGGTCGAGCAAGCCAAGTCGCGACTGCGATTGCAGGCTGCATCAATAACATCAGAAATAGGACATTCACCGCATACGCATACAATGAGCATGTGTTCATCATCTGTAACTCTCCTGGAGAGTTTGATGAGCTACATAAGGTCTCATTCACCTCTCCTCAGGAGATTTATGATACCTTGTCAATCGACGGCGTGCCGGTTAGCGAGTTGGTCGGAAGCGTCAAGAACTTTAGAGGAGGATCAAATTATGAGGGCAACCGACTCGTCATCGACCGCCTACACTTTGACAAGATCTCTTCAGAGCTCGACGACCTTCTCGTAAAGACTAAGGGCGGTTGGGCAAAGATCAAGAAGCTCTCAAACTATGTCGATCTCATCACTGAGAGCAACGCAGTCGAGGCTGCGACCCGTATTGAAGCGATCGGTGAGTATCTAGACAAGATAGTAGTGACTCTGGAACAGGCAGATGAGCCGACTATCGCATACACGAGGTTCACAATAAAGAGAAAGTTTAGGCCGGCCTTTGGGCTCATCTCGTTGTTCCCAATCAAGGACCTTGATTTTGATTTCTATGAGAGTGACTACCTGAATTTCCCTGAGATCGACCTATACCAAAACCACTTTGTTCCTCCTGAAGTCGATGCCCTTGAACCTGGCTTTGAGTATAAAGTGTCAGACTGTACGATAAGCGTAAATGGGGTCCAGTATGGAGACGGTGACACCTTTACGGTTGCACAGAGGACCGGCTACTCGTTTATTACTGGTAGCCGAGATCGTCGAGTCGTGTATTACCACTCAGGCACATCAACCGGTGACAGCCTAACCGTTCCTATCCAAGACGGCAACAAGGAACTGCTCGATTTTCCTGGCTTCTCCATCCTAAAGGATCCACAGCGAATAGTTCCCCAAAACGATTCTTTGGGTTACTCGCTACGTCTAAAATACACGAATGGCCTCACTTCCACCGAGTATGACTTTTACAAGGAGAATGAGAGCTCAGACTTTGCACTGAGATCAAAGATCATTCCATACATCAGTAAGTGGGGCATCAGGGGAGGATTTGATTCTAGGGACAATCCATATCGACTCAACACCGAGATCGTCTTTGGTAGAAATAACTTCTCGCCCGACCACTCAGATCAGACTCAAAACCCAGACAACTTTACTCACGAGTGGTTCTATATAGAGAGTAGATTCAACTATCTCAACGATCCTGAAACCTCAAAGAAGAACGGCTACTACTTTGACACTCCACTGGACATAGATCGACTGGTTTCAGAACCCGACTACTTCCTAGAGTACTTTACTTACACACCGGCATTCGGCACCAATGAGTTTGGTGAAAACATCGATATTGCACCCACCCAGTTTAGGTATTCAACCCTTTCCAAGAATAGAGCTGGCGAGTATGAGACTTTTTTCAAAGGGTTCAAGATAAGCTTTAGGGACGTTACTGACCCAAATACTCTTGGTCCAGACAGCAAGCCGATTGCCAAATCAAACAGTTCAAGGTTTGATGGCTATAAGTTTAGTTGCATCCTCAAACCGGTCAAGGAGGTATCATTAGACCCAACCCAGCCGCCCATTCGCTATCGGGTGATCGAGCACACCGATTTCAAGTTTATTGTTGTCGTTATTGAGCTGTCAATCGGCCACATCGCTGAGATTGGAGACTATTGGAAGACAGTCCCGTTTAGCGGATCATTCACAAAGATCGGAAGAGATCCAGTAGGTTCCGCAGAAGAGGTCTTCTTCGCTGACCCAAATTACCCAGTTGATCTTGATTCAAGCCTACCGTACGAGACCGTCTTTGGAGACTATCGGATCGGCTTTGATCAGGTCAATGGAGAGGACATCTCAAACCTCTCTCACATTCTACTCTATTCTCTCAAGAATAAAAAATTCAATTCGTCCCTTGACAATTTTGCAAATGTCAAGCTCTCTTCAAAGCTATCGGTATACGATACTGGGATCACCACGATACCCGGAACAGGTGATACTCAAGGAAGCATTCGCTTGCTGAGAAATCCAAGCATATCTAACTATCCCGCATCACTTTCTGATGAGATCGTTCTGCCGCGTGACCTAAATCTGGTCGGTCTTTTCAATACAGGGTCTAGTTCTACTTACTTCTTAGATCAGCGAGACGTTGTCTCTTTTTCACCAAGAAACATCAACCCGATCAATCGAACGATTGACCTATTTGCCGAGTATCGAGTATTAGACGGCTCTGAGCTGTACTTGACCGTTCCCATTTCGTCATTCCCATACACGTCTAGTTTCCAATCTCCATTAAGCCTTAGCGGTAGCTCGTTTGAACCGCTACTACAAGATTCCTTCTGCTTCTTCGTTATTGCCGGTGGAGAAAAGTACTTTGAACGGCTTCTTGAGAAACTTTCCTTCTCAAAGTTCAAGAAATATGTGAACTCGTTAGATCCGATCATTGAGTATTCATCTTACTCGCTATCTCAAACAGGCACGCCGGTTACGAATGCGTCTCCGAACTTTTATCTAGATCTTCCGGACCAGTCGGAGATCGATAAGGTGAACCAGGTGATACCCATCATCGATGAAGATCGACCTTCACAGTTTTCATTTGTCCCAGTCATCTCATACAAATATGAGGTTGGAGCATCAGCAAACTCGCCGGAGCTAAACAGGTATCGTGGAGATTATGAGCCAATCGTAAAGGACGTTCTGCACTGTCGATCTAACTTTAAGTTTACTAAGAACCGACTGGGCGACCTAAACCTGAGCAACACCAAGCTCAATACGTACATCTCAACACTTCTCACCTTACCCAATTTTAATCACATCAAGGTGGCTGACACCAAGATCCTTGAACTGGAGTCTGATCCTGCATACCTGCCAGTGTATCCGACGATCGGAGAAGTCGCGATCGGAAAGAACCAAATGTTCCTTCTATCTAGCAATTGGGACTGGGGATTCCACCAAAAGTACTCAAGCTCAACCGCCTTCTCTCCGGTATCTGGCGCGGCTAGGGTAGAAGAGGACGAATGCTTCCTAGGAAAGGTGATCTCTCTTCGAGATGAGATTGAATTAGAGTCATTTGAGGTCCAACTTCTCACTGAGAACCAACAATTGGCAGACGTCGACCTTTCACAGGTTGAGATAGTCGCCAAAGAAAGCGCCAATTCGCTTGACGGTTTCATCAATCTAAATAACGTTATCACTCGATACCTCATATTAGATGGGATCTCGGCAAAGTTCAATGAGTTCCTCATCAATTCCTATGAGTATATCGGTAACTTTGACAGCATCGATGGCTATGTGAGAGAGTACATTAGACTCAACATACTTCGCCTGTATGATGTGAGCTCAGTTGAGTTCTTTAGTCGAAACAATGCCTCTCTTTCTGCAGCTCAAGGAGCACTTGGTGCAAACGGTATCCAATTCGTCTTCTTGAACGATCAAGATCGCTTCAAACTAGGGTATTCGAATTTGAAGAATGTTCGAATAAATAAACCAGAAAAACTGATCTTGAACTTTAGGATCCAAAAGCAGTTGGATTCCGGTCTAGACATCAGCCCAAAGGTAAAAATCAAATTCATCTGAAGATGCCGATCAGGATCAATCTAAAGGAGCTCTTTCCGGCCGATCCCCAACAGATCACGGTTGACAAGGTCAACTTCAATTTCAACAAGTTATTGGAGCTTGGTATTGGGGACAGAGGCTTGCGTGGATTGGCCGGCATCCAGGGTTCAGCCGGCCCGATTGGAATCCAGGGGGACGTCGGTATTCGAGGTAATGCGTGGTTCGTCGATGCGGTCGCCGATCCCAACACACTAACCTTTCCCGATCTTTTGCCGGGAGATTTTTACCTGGACTCGCAAAGCTTTGCCGTTTGGCAGTATGATGGGACCGACTGGCAGTTTACTTTCGATCTTTCAGAGATCATCAATAATTACTTGGCGGCATCGCCTTCTCCGTTCATTAGAGGGTTAGGAATCGGCTCACCGAACGACGATAGATTCATCTTATTCAATAAAAGAGGAAACACTGCAGGCGATGTCCTTGATGATCGCTTCCTTGGTGCGAGCGCAACCGGCAACAACGCAAACAGCGATATCCTGCTTCTCAATAACTTCAATGAAGATTACTTAAGTACGGCCGGCTCAGGTTTTGATTTTGGGCCAGCAATCACCCCAATCAACGATCAGGTTTCGACTGAAAACTTCTTTAACTCTCTCTTATCGATCTATGTGGATCATCAAGATCCTCAAGCGACCTCATTCGGTAGATACCATCTAGAACTAGGTCACCTGTATCTAGATGGATCAGATCGAAAACTGTCTGATGCCGTCGATAACCTAAAGGTCAAGTTCTATCGAGATAGCAGTAGCGTTCACCTTTTTTCTAGCTACTATAACATTGCCGAAATCAGTTTAGATCGACCGGATGATGCGTCTTTCTCAAGAAAGACTAACTCTCTCTTTCAACTTAGGTCAGCAAAATGGAACGGCTCTGGCATTGATACTCAAGTCGATACTATCGTCGGTTCAAAGTTTGCGATCGATGAGTTCGTCGGCACTTCTGGGATCTCTAAGGTGGACGGGATCGCATTTAATGAGAGCCTCGTTTGGGGAAGCATTGGAACCTCATTCCGGTATGACATCAACGGAGGAAACTTTCCAGATGAGACTGGTTATGTGACTAATGTGTCTAGCGGAATAAACTCCTCATACTTTACCTTAGACGCTCTCGGTAACTCGACGGCAGGTATCCTGATCGACTCTAAGACCTTGCAAGATGGTGGTAACCTCATCCAACTGGCAACAACCTCTCCTCGAGAAATCGATAATGCGGCGAGAAATTCTGCATACGTGGGACTCGATTCTTACATAGGTAATGTTGGGATCGCAGTTAGAGGAGATAGGGCGTACTCCATTTCTGGAAAGCCGGCACCACCGAATCTCACTATTGGACCCAACTACGGTTATTTTAACCGGTATGGGATCGAGAATCCAAACAGTCCGATCTCGGACTTTATAGCAAGCAACATCAGGTTTGATGGAACAACGAGCGCAGCTGTCGCTGCCTTGTGTGATCAAGTTTTTCCAGCGCCATCACAGCAGCCAGTCGGCCCAGGCGCGTCCGACCTCAAAATAGTTGGAAAATACGCGTATGTTGTCAACAACCAGTCATTTAATTTCACAGCCAGCAGCTTTTCTTCAGGATCATCTCGCACCCATAGAACTTACTTTCAGATACTTGAGACTGAAGGGATCGCGGGGATCGGTCTCAAGAGGGTCAGTCGACTTGGTCAAGACTCATACCTTGGATCAAACAACGTCCTAGGTCCAGGCGCAGGAACTGGCGGAGTGACAAATAACGATCCTGGCGAGTTGACTTGCGCGTATCGAGTGGAGATCAAGGGAAAGTACGCGATTGTTGCTCGAAATCCTCTACCATACTCGACCGACTTCCCCACCATTGACGTCAACAACCCAAATTGCGTCGGTGGACTCGCAGCGATTGACGTCTCAGACCCAACTTCTCCTCGGATCGTTGTCAACAGGAACGACGATCTCACAGGTGCAAACGGAACAAATAGTTACGACACAGCCTCTATCTTGGACACGTGTCTACTTGGAGACACTCTCTTTGCCCTAACCTTTCTTCAGGATGAAGGCTCTCCTAATGTTCTATATGAGGCCGTCATCAAGTCATATGACCTGAGCAGCCTCACAGACACGACCCCAACCATCACAAAGAAAGGGGTGGCAACTGCTTCCATTTCTTCAGGAACAGCCGGTAATCTTAGCTATCAACTGGTTCCAAGAAAGGGCGCGATCGTTGCGAACGAACAACACATCTATGCCGGCTACGGAAAAGCGGTATATGTGTACCTCAATTCCAATGCAACCAAATCTCCTTCGTGCGAGCAACGGTATCCTCAGATCTCAAGCCTAGATCTTGATCCAACCAATGACTACCAAAAATGGGAGGTTCTCGATATCGAACAGCTGGGAAACAGCCTGTATGTCTTGGCTAAGGCCGAGCTTGGAGGAACTCCCAAGACCTTTGTGATCAAGGCGGACGTGTCCGGTGGACTTGGCAACACTCGTACCGGGTTCAGCCCAGTCAATCCTCCGACCACGATCTATCGAAAGGAGATCACCGACGGTCTTGGAGGTCGCTTTGCGATCGTAGGCAAGCACATCTATGTCGCTCTCGTAAACAGCACAAACAGTGATGCTGGGCCTCTTCCCGGTCTGCTTGCTCTTGATTTTGACGGTTTCTACACTGGCGGTGCCCACATCGAGAGTCTAAGGTCAGAAAAGGTCGAGATCACCAAGTCGCTCTCAGTGGGCGATGATCTTACCCTACACGGTGACGCAGAGATCGGAGGAAGCATGAGTGTTGGAGGATCCGTTAGCGTAAGTGGAGGAATTTCAGCAGCATATGGCACCGTTCCAGTCGGCGCAGTGATGCCGTTTGCTGGAAGCGCAGCTCCTACTGGCTGGCTCCTTTGCGATGGTGACTCAGTGAGTAGCACAAATTATCTCCAGCTGCACTCAGTAATTTCAAATACATACGGTGGAACAGCTTATGCTGGAATAGCCAGTTTGAGCTTTAATTTACCGGATCTACGATCTAGAATTCCGGTCGGCATTGGTCAATTGGCCAATGCTGATGCTAGAGAAACTGAGACTTCAAACTATTCTCTAGGCGATGAAGGAGGCATCAATAAGTACTCTCTAAGTAAAGGAGAAATACCGCCTCACGTACATAGTGTGGATGATGCGGACGGATCGACCGTCAATATAACTAGTTCTGGTGCACACACTCATAGTCATGTCCAAGGCGGATCAGACAATCCAACTCAAAACACTGATATATGGTCAGCTGGTGACTTCGCCAATAACACAAGACAGATTTCTTCAGCTAATAGCGCGCATACTCACCAAGCAACCAGTTTTGCTGGAAATACTGCGAACGGTTCACAAGACGGTCTTGCTGGAAATTCTCACGAGAATAGAATGCCATACCTGGCACTCAACTACATCATCTATGCTGGAGTCTAAGCTCCCTCAAAGACCCACTGGTCGAGGGTGAACGGCAGGATCTTGTCGACCCACAGGTGGTGATAGAGCTCGGCGACGACGGTCGGCTCAAAGTTGACCCCTTTGGCGATCCCTTTATTGAGTAGGATCATGTCCTTCACTGCCTTGGCGACGAGCCGCTCGTCCTCTTTTTCCATGATCAGGGCAAGGCACAGGTTCTTCTTGCTCGACAGGTTCTTGAGCTTGGGATCGTCAACCTTCACTAGTTCAGAGCTAAGGTCTCCTTCGGTCGCAGCTCGCATCCTGATCTTGCGGATCTTCTTGAAAGAGTAGCCAAAGTTCTTGGTTCGGTCCTCTGAGAACTTCCAGATCGAGTAGTTGTTGGTCTCGGACTGGTTGGTAAGGACAAAGATCTCCTTCTCTGTGTGAAGGTTCGAGTTGATGTAGAAGAGTTTAACGCTGTCTAATATCTCTAGGATCCGCTGAAGGTACTCGATAGCAAGGTTGAGAAAGACGAAGTTCGCGTTCTTGAAGATCTCAGTCGTCTCGCTCTGAGTCTCATAGACCGCTTTGAGGTCCTTTTGGATCTGGACGATCCTTGGATCCCGAATGATCTCTTTGAACTTGGCGGTGAAAAGGTTACCCTTGACCGCAAGGTTGTTGAGATTAAGGATGTGGAAGAGGATCTCGTAGAAGCGCTCGATGTCACCGTCGGCTAGCTCCTGCTTGTACTTCATGCTGGCATCGAGTAGGATGTAGTCGAAGTATTCGGGATCTAAGTACCGGCTCTTTGTGATCCATAGAGGGTCTAGGACAAACTGAGTCTTCATGCGCTCGCCTCTTTAGGTTATTTATTCTACTACTCGACCTAGATCGGTTTGACTTGAGCGCTAAAATAAATAACCTAAAGCACAGGGTGCCTCGTGATGGCAAAGACTACTGTCAAGCTCCTTATCGATCCTGAGAAGAACTCTCTAACCTTTAGCAAGAACTTTAGGATCTTTTCGACTCTTGAGCCGGTGACCGGCCTCACTGGTCTTACTGATCTGGTCGAGGATCTAGTGCTCGAGAACGCGATCGGTTTCGACATCACCAACCTTACCCGTTACTTTAGGTACTCTCGCAACCGGCTCGACTGGTCGCTGTGGTACCAGGTTTCACCGACCGACCTTGGTGACGCGGGCACGCTGCCGCTTGACAAGGAGGATCCTTTCTACTTTGAGCTCAAGTATGAGTATGACGACGGCACCGGCAACGAGATCAACGGCAAGATCGAGGTCAATGAGATCAAGCTAAGGTTCAACCAGGCCAGCTCGACCCCAACCACCTACTCGCCGATCACCACCTGCTCGGACGAGACCTGCACCTCGATCGTCGTCAATCGTGACCCTAGCTTTAGGCCGTATGAGGTTGACTCAGCGATCGGGATGTTCCGTGAGCTCTCATACTTTACCAACCAGCTCTACGGTCACCAAGTGGTTTATTTTAGGACCCTACCTGAGGTAGACAGCGGAGACTACATCTTTAAGGAGTGGACCCTGTACAAGAACGTCGACCGTAAGTGCATCAAGGTGCTCGTGCCCAAGAACGCATTCCCGAGCAACGCGCCCAAGTACACTGAGTTTGGCCTCGATTTCCAGCTGCCGTTTGAGATCCATGTAGACCACCGCTACTTCCAGTCGATCTTCGGAAACAGCTCTGAGCCAAGAAAGCGCGACTTCCTCTACTTTCCGCTCATCAACCGGATGTTTGAGATCCAGGGCTCATACCTTCACCGTGGCCTGATGATGGCTCCGACCTATTGGAAGATCCAGTTGAAGAAGTACAGCCCAAACATCGACATGCTGCTCAAAGACGACACTCGTCACTTCCTTGACAACGTGATCACCAATGCCGAGCAGCTCTTTAGCTCTGAGGTTGAGAAGGACACCAAGGACGCGACCCTACCCCAGCAGTACCAGACGATCTCGACCACCTTTGACTCCTCGCGTCGAGCCATCCATCCCGAGCTCATCACCCGGCCGTTGAAGTACACCTATAACTTCGCGAGCCTCATCGATAACTACTACGATCTTAGTTCAGTGCCAACTGAGGAGCTGGCTTACCAATTGACCGACACTGCACCGTCCGTCTCTACTGGCATCCACTACACCCTCTTAAAGAGCCTAGACCCTCTTAACCGAGCATCAAACTATGTCGCCCTAGCCTATGAGAGCAGTGATCTTTACCGAGCCTGGAGGCAAGGTGACATCCGGACTAACGATCGAAACGTTCAGGGCACAAGCACCCTCTTTTGTCGTGTGAGAGGGCCATACGACTCTATCCCAAACAGTGTCGGTGACTCTCCATTGGGCAGGTACCTAAGGGTTGAGGCGTATCGAGACCTCTCGTTCAGGGATCAGAGGAACATACTTGCGCCAGTCATCGGTGGGACTCGACAGGCCACATTTAGGGTGAGACAATCGGCCGTCGTCTACTCAGCAAATCCAAAGTTCAACCTCACTGACACCAAGAACCTATCGTATACCTGCCTCTTCAAGGTTCCAAGCAACGGGTCTGCCCTGCACTTTCTTGAGGGATTTGATCCTGAG